AGATGTAACATTTAAAGACGCATTAGTCGTATTAGATGTATATGTGTAACTAATATTAACTGAATTAGATTTGCCATAAAAGTTAGTTGGCATTGTAATCGCACCAGATGGTACACCAGCCAATGTACGTACAGCTGTATCATTAAGGCTGATTGTCGTGGTACCATTACCACCGTTTTCAATTTCAATTGATTGCCCAGCAGTTGTTCCGGCTAAGCTAATTGGTCCTGAAGAGTTAAGTGTCATAGTTATACTGTCCCATACGCTGTGATATTAGCAATTGTCGTTAAATTACCTGATGAATCTAGTTTTGCTACATTAGTTCCATTGTAATTAAAATATAAATTTGTTCCGCTAGGAGTCACATTCCAACCACCAGAATTAGTAATATTGGTAGCGTTTGTTGCATTGGTGGCATTTGTAGCATTTGTTGCGTTGGTAGCATTAGTAGCATTTGTAACTGCAGTTGATCCAATTGCACTTACAATTTGAGCCGCTGTAGCTGCTGTCATTGATGATACACCATTGCCATATACTATGCCTGTTAGCGTTGATGTGCCGGTGCCGCCATAGTTTACTGCTAATGGAGATGTTAAATTCAATGAGTTAAGTGATGCTAGGCCAGATGATGATAGTGTGGTAAATGCACCAGTTGAAGGTGTAGTTGCGCCAATTGTTGCGCCATTAATAGTACCGCCAGTAATAGCTACGTTGGCTGAGTTAAATGCACTTGCATTGTAATAATTGGTGCCATCACAATATACGGCATATGTTGATCCGTTTGGAATGGTAATGGTAGAGCCTGAGCCGGATGTAATAACAATCCCATATCCACCAGTTGTATTATTAAATATGGTATATAACTTCGGTACCGCAGGAGTTGTTACTGTAAATGTGCCTGATGGTGTGCCAGTAAAAATTAACACTGCATTACGTGCTTGATCTGGTACACCGTTTAAAGACGTAAGAGTCAGCGATGTTCCAGATAATGAGATAGTTTGAACACCAGTAATAGCCTGTTCAATGATGGTTCCCAAATTGGAATTTGTGGTACTACCCCAGACACCAGACTGTTCGCCTGTTCCGATAAGTTGTATTCTTAAGCTGGTTGAATAGGTTGATGCCATGATATTTCCTTATTGAGAATCATTCACAGAGTTCCACCCTGGTGTTTGATCGTTGCTGATTATACTCCAATTTGGCGATTGTGTATTGCTTATAGAGTTCCAAGTTATTGATTGACTGTCATTTATTTTTACCCATCCAGATGGATAAAGCTTATCTAACATTGCAAAAGATTCAATAATAGATGATTTAAATGCAGCTGTTACAGACTCATTATCTTGCAATCCAATATTTTCTTGTATGCTTGCTATAACAATTAATATTGCAGTTTCTGCATCTGCAGGTTTTAAGTTTTCTGTTATTGTTAAGAAATATGCAATACCAACATTTATTAAATCATTGATAGAAATATTTTCGGTGATGTTAGATAAGAATTGAGCAACAACACTTATTGCATCTGCAATTTTAATATTTTCTGTAATAGTCGTAGAAAATTGTGCAGTTATAGACGGAGTATCTGCATTATTAATATTTTCAGAAATTATTTCATATAGCTGTGAAATAACTGAATAAGCATCAGCCATTGTAATTGGTTCAGCGATAGAATCCAATGCTGCAAAATATGCTACAAGAACATCATTAACTGTTATAGCTTCTGTTATGCTTTGAGCAAACTGAGCTGCAATTAATTGTGAATTAGATGGATTTAAGTTCTCTGATAGAGACTGGCTAAATGTGCTTTGTTGAGTGCTAGAATCTCCAATAGATAAGATGTTTTCAACAATACTTTCAATGAATATTCCTGCTTCTGAATTATTATCAGTTAACCCAATATTTTCAGCAATACTATCTAAAAATGTCCATGTCTGAGTATTGGCATCTGCAGGCTTTAAGTTTTCAGAAATAGAAAATACATATGAATTTCCACCGCCTAAAGCGTTGAAAGGAGATTGAGCAAATGTATTAAGCCCAAACATTATTGACCCTTCAATGCATCTACTTCTGCTTTAAGTTCTTTAATAGCTTCAATCAATAATGGCACTAAACGTTCATATCTAACAGTTAAGTAGTTTTCGTCAATTGGTGCTGGAGCTACAACTTCAGGCATAATATCTTGTACTTGTTGTGCTGATACCCCAACTTCACGTTTTTTTTCATATCCATAAGATTGAGCAAGTTCATTAGCTTCATAGTAGAAACCATCTAATGTTTGAACTTTAGCAAGGGCATTATCAATGTTACTGATTTTATCCTTGAAGCGCATATCTGAATAGTATGCAGTTACGTTGTTAGTTGCACGAATTTCACCAGTAGTGCCAGATGCGCCAGTACCTACACCCAATGAACCAAACTGTACACTTGATGTGGTAGAAACTGCTTGCGGAAGGCTAATTGTTACTGCGCCTGTTGCGCCTGATACAGAAATACCTGTGCCTGCTACAGCTGAAGTTACACCAGAATTATTAATGGTGATTGCTGAAGATCCATTGTATGTTGTACCAGAACTATAGGAAATACCTGTGCCAGCTGTTAATGCATTTGTAACTGATCCTGCAGATCCTGTTGTATTTTGGTTTAATGTAGGAATGTCAGCCGCAACAATTAAGCGGAATGTAGGTACGCCAGCAGAGCCGTTAGGTGCTGCCAAGAAGTAGTTTGCTGTCTTAGATGCATATGGGTTTTGTGTATCACCATAACCTGAAGCCAAGCTAATTGCTGGTGTTGCACCACCACTTGATGCTACTGGGCTTGTACCAGTTACAGACGTTACTGTACCAGAGCCTTTGCTATTAAACGTATTCCAGTCAGTAGAGCTTAAGTAACCACTTGTAGATGTAGTGGCTTGAGAAATGCTGATTGTTGGTGTTGTGCCGCCAGTAGATGATATAACGCCTGTACCTGAAACGCTTGTTACTGGAGCTGTGCCACTAGAAGCTGCAGTTAAACGACCTTGTGCATCTACTGTAATTGAAGAGTATGTATAAGAGCCGGCTGTTACTGTTGTATTAGCTAAGTTCCAAGTGACCGCTGCTGAACCATTATATGATGAACCACTTAATCCTGTGCCTGCAGTATGAGAGTTAGCTACAGATGCTGCTTGACCTGTGGTGTTGCCTGTGCCACCGGCTAAGACTGGCAATGTACCAGCTGCTAATGCGCCTGCTGAAGTTGAATATAAAGCATTATTAGCTGCAGTAAATGTAGTTAAACCTGTTCCACCATAACCTGTAGCAATTGTATTGCCTTGATACGTAGCGTTAGTAATTGTAGCAGTACCAAAGTTAGCAGTTGTTGTGCTAAAGTCATAATTGGCAGGAATAAATGCATACATACCCCAAGACCCAGCGACCGTACCATTGGCTTCAAGATAAATATAATCTAAAGATCCAGGTTGAATTGTATCAACTGCACCAGAAGCATTATCAACAATTGTTAATGTCCCACTAGAGTCATTATCAAAAATAAATGTTGTGCCAACTAACAAGGTAGTAGCATCAGGGAGCTTAAATGTTTGACCGCCTGTGCCAGCAACTAATTTTTGATAGTAGGTAGAAGCCGCAGTTAACGTTGTAGTTCCACCTGCTGCTGTAACGATTGTTAAACCAGGAACAATTTTGTTGACTGCAATATTACCTAAACCTGGATCACCATAAGTACCTAATGAAATACCACCATCATTATAGATGGTCATTGAATCAGTAGTATTACTATTGGTAGCAAAGTGAATATTGTATGCACCATATGTACCAATAGATAAATCAGTAGAAGCGGAAGCTAGATATGCTGCACCAGCAATATTAAAACAACCTGATCCATTGCTAAATGTAGTTGAGTTGATGCCTAATTCTGCAAACCCTGTAGTTGATGTAGCACTATTATTTGATACATTAAAATTAGTAGATGCATTAGTAGCACTACTTAAGTTTTGAAGAATGACTTGATTATATCCAGCTACAGTAGAGGCAAAAGAAGCAATAATACCTGTATCTGTATAATTTAAAGTAGAACCAATTGTTGCTACACCATTAACGTCATAGTTAATTGATTTTTCAGATGGATAGTCTACCCATACATTGACGCCACCTGGAAAAGTAACAGCACTTCCTGAATTGCTAGAAGCTAAGATTGTAGTACGTGTTAATGTAGGGCCGGTAGTTGAGTACGTGCCTACGCCTACCTCCCAATTCCCAGAGGAATCAGCGGCAGTATAAAAAGTAGTATTGGTATTTCCAACGCTGGCAAATGATTGGAAACCAGTAACTGCACCTGCAAGTGTAAAACTTACAGTCGTATTGGCTGTACCGGTTTCCTGTACACGGTCCTTTAACACTAGAGCCATTTATGACTCCTTAGCTTGTAGCTGTAGTAGAGTATGTAACGCTTACTGTATCGCCTGAAGTTACTGTTTTAGCAGTAGCAAAATTACCTTCTGAATAAAGAACACCAGCAGTGCTAGATAAAGTACTTACAGCACCTGAACCTGTTACCAAGAAGCAGCCATAAACTGTTGCAGAGCCAGTCATTGTATATGTGATTGCTGTTGCAGTTGATGTTGTTACGTTTGATGGTGTAGAGCCGGTTGATGATGAAGCAGCAAATACTGCTGTACCACGAACAGCTGAACCACCAACAGTATAAGTTGTAAGTTCTGTCCATGTTTTTGAAGTCATGGTATCAGCTGCAGCAAATGTTGTGCTGTTATTGATTAGACCTAAGAATGGGCCAGTTGTTGTGTATGTGCCTGATGTACGTAGCAATGTATCTAACAATAATTGTTTACCAACAGCCACAACTAGGTTAGGAAACTCTTCTTCCCATTTTAAATTACCGGCTGCATCACGGCATTCAACGTGATAAAAACCTTCAACGCCCATTCCTTCTGGAATATTGGCATTTGCTTGTAATGTGGCTACAGCGTGATCACCAAAGCCCTGTGTTTCTTTTAACATAATTACTCCTAACTAATTCTTAAAATGGCAGAGGTTGAGTTTGCCGTTGGAAACGTGATTGTAAAACTACTGTTAGCTGTTTTATCTGAACCAAAATTTAATACAAAACATGCTGCTCCTGTTGTGCTATTGTAAACTAAAGCACCCCTACAAGTAAAACTTGCAGGATTCCAAGTAACATTCCCAAAAGTAACATAAGCAGTATTTGTCGTATTGTCATAGGCCACAGTAGGAGTTAGCACATTTCCGCCAGCTGTATATCCAGTGCCGGAAACTTCATTAACAGAAGTATATGCAGTAGTTGTTGAATCTAGAGTTGCATTTGCATTATATAAGGCAATCTTATAAACATAAGGTGTGCCAGTATTAAAGTTTTCAACACCGCTTAATACATTGTTTTTAAATATAGTTGTTGCTGTTTGGGTAATTGGCATTAGGATTTAACCCTTAATTTTGTTTGGCCATCTCTGTAAGCATCGCCACGTTCTAGACCATCACCTAAACGTTTCAACTGAGCAAGCGCTTCTTGATATTTGTTTTCAATATCAGTAATAAAATCTTGCTCTTGTTTTTGAAACAGCGCAGCTTCACGCAATGAGCCATAAAGCAATACAGGATCAAAATTAATACCAAGCCAGCTAGTGCCAGTTGCATTAGTCACAGCAGATACAGTAAATGATAAGCCTGTACCTGAATTACCTAAATATGTATTGCTTGCAGTTAATACATCACCAACCGTATAGAATTGACCGCCATTAGTAATAGTAACCGATGTTACATATCCAGATGAGTTAACTACAATATCAGCCGTTGCTCCACTACCATCTTTAACAGAGCTAGTACCATAGATTAATGGCACATCATAATAAGTTCCAGATGCATATAAAGAGCCGGCTGCAAGGCTTCCTACTGTGGATATTTCACCCTGCACAATAGTTGGTGGATAATAAAAATAATGCAATTCAGTGCTATAGTTTTGATCTGGCGTTGGGCCAACAATCAATGTTAAGTCATTGATATTGTTGATAGAAGATCCAAAAAGAGCATAATGCGTTGGCATGCCAGTTGCATTTGGATTTGGAAATGCCTCACGAATGTAGTTAACATCTTTATTTAACAAATATGAATAGTTTCCAGTGGAATCTATTGTTGCCAAAGAATAAGTAGAGAGCCAATCAGTTGGCAATGTTAAATATTGGTTACTAGATGTAAAGTTACCAGTTACATTTTTACGCAAAGCAGGGATCTGCACAGAGTTATAAATTCTGTCTTCCGCTTCTTGAACAAAACGTGGTATGTTAGCTACGAAAAGTTGTTCCGTAGACTCCATATAGTCTTGAATTGCTTGCTGTAACTGAACGTAATTCATTATGCCATTGGGCCTCTAGCTTTAGTGCCTTTAGTAGCTGCACCGACACCACGAATAGTAATGCCTTCAGATTCTACTTTTTCACCTTTAAAACCAATGCTTACATCCATTGCTGGAGATTCAGAATCAATTTCATCGTATGAGTATTTGTTTGGATCTTTAGACCCACGTTTATTTTCTTCCATGTTCACTCCATGTGGCTTTGCATAATCTGATGCTGGTAGATTATTCTTAGCCATGATTATTTGCTTTGGTTTTTAGCACGGGCTAAGTTACGACCCATCTTCTTCATTGCTTCACCTGTTACAGATGATGCGCCTTTTTTACCTTTTGCACCGCTTTCAATTGCTACGGTTGGACCTGAATCACCAAGGTTTGTGCCCTTAGTTTTACCTTTGGTGTTAATACCACCTGCTGCTGTTCTGAAACCCATGTTAAACTCCTAAGTTGTTGTAATCGTTACTGTACCAATTAACACTACTGGTATCAAGTAATTTGGTGTTAATACTGTATCAAATGTGCTTGCGCCACCTACTGGTGCCCAGCCCCATTGAATCTGCCTACTACCATCCTGTGAATATCCATAAGCATCTGTATTAGTTACTGTAGGATCATAAGGATTTGTTTGTAAGCCGGTAGTGCCAGATACTTGATAACTCACATCTGGGCGTGGTTCACGAACAGCCTGTGGATCAAATACAGGATACATACCTAATTGTAATTGTGGTTGATCCGGCTCCCAACACTCTGGGCATACCTTAATGCTTACCATTTTGGTTTTAATAGTAAGCTTTTTAAGTTCTTTTAACTTATATCGCTGACCACATCTGTCACACTCAGCAATTGAATGTTTGCCACTAGCATATTTTGTAGCCATTAAACAAACCTACCTCTGGTTTTACCTTTAGTTTCAATGCCATGACCACGGACTTTTCCACCTTTTTTCTTTGATTCAACTTTATCTTTTTTTGGTTTTCCATCAAAAGTTGATAAATCATATAAAGAATCAAGTATTTTTTGAGCTGCATTACTAGCATAATCTTCTGTTTTTATTTTTACTTTGTCTAATAAAGATGGCTCAGTCCAATAAGTATTTCCATCAAATTGATAGCCTTGATACTTTGGATCATTTAAATCTATTTTTTTATCATTAGCCATAATAACTACCTTGAATAAAACATATTTCTAGGCACAAAACGCAATGGTGCTTTTTCACGATCTTCTTGTGCAGCTAAATCATATTGCTGATCATAATCTGCTTTAAGCATTTGAATGCGATTAGGATCTGTGCCCTGCGCTTTTACAGCAATATAATAAGCAAGACCAGCAACCATAGCCGGAATAAATCGGAATGGAATATCATTGATTATAACACCTGTACCAGCATCCTGTATTCTGCGAAGTCTCCAATATACCAAAGTGTACTGATTTCCTGGTGAATTTGGTGATGGCCATACGTTAACGTTAGGCAATTGTGGCACTGAAATTGCTGCACCAGATGTATGTGATGCTGCAGTCGTACCATTCTGTGCACGATAACAGTTTAATAACTGATTGCCTGTTTGGCTTACATTTGGATAGTAAATGATTTCACTATCAATATTAATATAACCAGATGCTGCAATGTTAGATGTGTCGCTCAACGTAATAGTGGTATCTGTTGCAGAAATGTTGCCAGATAGCGTAGATGATGTTGGGTTTGTATTTCCTGATTGACGATCAATCCAAACTTGAATAGGGCGCCCTTGGGCAAGCTTATTTGGTATGGTTGAATACGTATCCTCAGAGATACGATTAATGTTGATGTCAACTTGATTTTGTAGCGTTCCTGTGCGGATTACTTGGCTTAATAAATCAATTGTATCTACTGGCAATGGATATTTAACCTGTCCAGTATTAAGCGGAATCTGGCCTTCTTCAATCGTCCATAAGTTAATGCCACGATTTGCCCACTCAATAGTAAGCAAATTAATGCTGCGTCTAGCTGTTCTAAAGTCATAGCCGGTACGAACCTCTAGGCCAGCACGTTCAAATGCCTCCTCAATGAGGTCATTCATGTTTAGATTAAATACAGAGGTGCCTGTGGTAACAGCCATTACTTATCCCAATTTATATTAATTCGTACAATGCCAAGGTCTATGATGATGTAATTAATGGTTTCATCTTCTGCAAATTCAAAACCAATCATAAAACCACTAATCAATTCAAATCCACAGTAGATGTTCATTATTTTAAACCTTTTAATGTTTCTGCTAGTCTAGCACGTTTGCCAAGTTTTCCAGGCGCTTTTGCTGCTTTAGCAAGCTTTTTAGCTGGAATCTTTTCGCCTTGCGGTACACCAAGCTCTTTATGCAATGAACCTGGCTTGCGGATTGCATCACCAATCCAATTTTTCTTACCTACTTTACCACCTTTTTTGTAGACCTCTACATCTTCAGGATGATCCTTGCGATGGATAATCTTTTTGCCTGGCATTTTGCTTGGGTTAATATCGCCCATTCCACGTGAAGCTCTCATATTATATGGTTCCTGTTGTAGAAATTTGGTTTGGCGGATTAGTATTTGATGCATTAATTGCACCTAATCCTGCAGTTGGTGTTGCTAATCCTGGTGATGAATTTGATTGGTTTTGATGCCATTGATCCCAGTCATCATGTCCCCAGCCACTAAAGCCATCTTGTGAATGCATCCAGTTCTGTTGGCCATTAGTTGGTTGTGAATTTGTCTGCATTACATCCGGATTAAATTGGCCGGCTGTTTGACTATCTGTATCAGGAACTCTAGTAGCGCCATTACCAAAACCAAAGCCAGCAGTACCTGGACCCATGCCATAAGATGATGGCCCACCAAATGTTCCTTGAGGTGCGTAAGGCGTTGTTATTTGGCTAGGATTCTGCGTATTAGAGTTATTGCTATATGCCATATGAAATGGCTGATATTGCTGTTGTTGTCCAGCACCCATGTTTTGTTGGCCATCAAAGTTTCCAGCACCAATGCTTGGCTGTCCTGCAGATGGTGCGCCATAAGGCTGAAATGCATATGGAGAACCATAAGACTGCTGTGGTGCAGATGGTTGTGCATATGATCCATATTGCTGCGGAGCATTATTTCCAGCCATTCCTAAAAAGTTATTAACCAAACTTCCCAATTGCGTATTTGCAAAAGGATTGTTTGTTTGGCTTCCAGTAGAGTACGGAGAGAAATTGTAACCGGCATTATAGCCTTGGAAACTATCTCTTGCAGATACTGGAGCTGCTGATGAACCACCCATTTTATTTTTTGCCTTTAGACATACCACCACCGCACATGTTTTGAACATGCTCATGGAATGGTTTAAAGCCGGCTGCATGTGATTTCATGTGGTCTGCATGGTGCTTAAATCCACCGCTATGCTTTTTAATTGCATCTTTAGCACTTGTGTGGCCATCAACTTTTTTAACAGTACCGCCACGTTTGTAGCCTTGATGCGTAATAGATGCTACTGCTTGCTCTTGTGGAGATAAATCAGAGAATCCTCTACGTGCAGGAGCTGGAGCCGGAGCTTGTGGCACTGGTTCTGGCATTGCATTAGATGCTGATAAACCACCGGCTGAAGGCGCAGTCTCTGTCATAGGTGCAGATGGACGATCAGGAGCAATAGGAGCAAAGTTAGGTGCAATCATTTCATTGCTAAAGTCTGTACGATCACCTCTAATAGCTTCATCTACAATCTTGCTTGCTTCCTTGCGATCAGCTTTTGTTGGTGTGCTATCACGCCATGAATTAGCACCACGTGCATTGCCTTTTACACCAAAGTTTTTACCACCCATATCAGTAGATGGAACTTTAGCCCAATCATAAGGATCTGGAGTGCCACTATCCCAAGAAGATGGTTTCTTAGCCTTTGCCATGATTATTTCTTTCCGAACTCTTTAATATGGTCGTTATGAAGTTTGTGCCCACCAGCATGCTTTTTGTAGTGCTCAGAATGGTGTGTGCCACCAGCTGTTTTTTGAATATGCTCTACATGGCTAATCATGCCACCAGTTTTTTTACCAACAATACTCTTAGCTAAATTACCCAACATCTCCATAGTGCCAGGCTGAGACTTATCTGCATCCTGTTTAACTGCGGATTCATATTGAGACTTTTGCATTGCAAAGTCTTGTGGATTAGCTTGGCGCTTTTCAGTTAACGTTCTTACGTATTCTGAATTCTCTAGCTTTTTGCTTTTATCATCAGCCATGATTTAGCACCATTTACCTTTAGTCTTACCTTTAGATGCAATACCATCTGCACGGCTAGATGCTGAACCGCCTGATGCCATACATTTAGTTTTGCCACCTTTTTTCATGCCACCGCCTTCAATGCCAATGGTTTTACCACTGTCACCAAGGTTTGTACCACGTGTCATGCCACGTTTTTGAACTTTAGATTGACCAAACTTACCTAGTTTATTAGAGCCGGCTTCTACGTCTTCTGCCATAGTGCGTGGACCCATTGTTTCTTTAGCCATTGCTTTACCACCTTTCTTCATGCCTGGAACTGGAGCGCCAGCTGGAGGTGCCATTGCTGCCATTGGATTAGCTACTGCTGGAGCTGGAGCACCAAGTGCTTTTGCAGCCATCATTGCCATAGCCGGATTCATTTGTTTGCGTTTCATAGTGCTTCCACCTTGTTTAAGTTTTGATAGATCAGTGTGTTTATCTTCATGCAATTGTTTGTCATGCATACTAAAAGCCTTTTTAATAAGCTTCTTATCTTCTTTAATATCATCATGTTTCATTAGCATTTCCACCTTTTTAATGATGCAGCTTTCCGTGTAGGCTTGCCATTCTCATCTTTCATTGGGCCTGGCATACCTGACATACGTGCACAAAAAGACTTCTTACGTGCACCACCTTCAGGCTGAGGAGCTTTTAAATGACTCCCTGTTTCACGATTGTATTTTGCTCTTCCTTTTGCAGTAAGTCCAGCACCTTTATCAGTAGGTAATTTTTCACCTCTACCCACAGATAAAGTAGGACCGCCTTTTTTAAGCTTTGCTGTTTTAGCAGAATCTTTAAAGTCTTTAGCAGTTGGTGCATCTTTAGATCCAGGCTTACGCATCTTTTCACCGCTACCATGAGCAATGCGCTCTTGCTTAGCATGAATGTTTGCATATAACCCACCAGATTTAAAAGTTTTACCTTTGTCTGCAGCTGCAAATTCTTTACCTACTGATTGTTTAATACCAACCTTTTTAGCAAAAGATTTGCTATGAGCTACCGCTTCCATCAAGTTATGTTGTGCTTTAGATTTGCTAGGCATAATTATTTGCTTGCATGTTCAATAAACCAAGCTACTAATCCGCCAACAATACTAGCGGCACTGCCAACGGCAAGTAGCATTCTCCAACCACCATGAGCAGCTGACAATGTATCATTAATTTTGGAAAGAGTCTGTTTAATCTCTTCCATATCTTTAACCATTTTGTCCATATCAGCTTGTAAGTGTTTGATTTCGTTTGCATGGGTAGCCAACTCTCTAGCGGTTTCTAATTCAGCAGGAACACTCATATATCACCTAGCCGTAACAAATAGAAACAGATGTTACATTAGTAACTGCAACATAAATACCAGTATTAGCCAAAATTCCCTCACCTGGAATAATAACTTGGAATGGCTGAACGCCTGAACTGGTTTTAGTTTGCCACAGGATAGGGCCTGTATTATCTGTGCCATCATAAAATGTAACTGTACCTGCAGTACCATTACCAACAAATACTGCTTGTTTTAGCCTTGCACGGCCTGTATATAATTGAGCAGGAAAAGTGCCAGCATAGGCAGCTTTTACGTCATATTGCATTGTCATAATTAATCTCCTGAATTGATAATAGGGGACCGAAGTCCCCTTAGATTAATTAGTCAAAGTTACCGTATGGGTATGTTGTGCCGTTACCAATGTTCAAGTCTTGTTGAGCATAACGCAATGTAATGTTCATTTGACCTGATGTTGGAGCTGTCAATGAAGCTACAGTCATTTTAACTGTTACAACAACTTGTGAGAACCATGAAGGTTGTGTACCTGGTTGCAAGTTTTGTACGTCTTGCAATGTACCATTTGCATAGTCTAATTGTGTACCTGTAAATGTTGCTGTGCCACGTCCGGCTGAAGTAATAGCAGCCATTGTGCCATATACGCCAGTAGTTGTAGCAAAGTTGTTAGAGATGTATGGTTGGATTGAAGTTACTGTATGTGTACCGTCAGATGGCATAGCACCAACATCAACGTATACATCAGTAATGTTTGAACCTTGTGGGATTAAGAATACAACACCACGGTAAACTGTACCAGTTGCGTCAGCTGTAGGCGCTGAAGCTGCTGTAGGACCTGTGCTGCTATAGTTACCACCTTGTGGTGTGTAAATTGTAGCTGCAGCGTTTGGAATGCCATTTGATGTAACAAATACGCCAGAACCACCTGCATAACCAAGAGTTTGTGGAGTTGTAACAGCAAAATCAATAAATGCTTGTTGAACCAATTCTGCGTACCCAACATCACGTTGTGGACCAAAACGGTTATCGCCCGATAAAATCGGACCGTCAAAAGTAGAGCGACCCATAATATATTTCCTTATGCAAAAGAGCTTTTACCAATCGTTGCATCGTCTGCTGGGGCAGTGGCGGCAAAAGCGGAATCCCAGATAGTTTAAGTTTACTACAAATACAATATAAAACAAATACTTTTAATAAAAAAAGCCCAACTTTTTAAGGTCGGGCTTCTTTATTACTGCGGCTTAGTAAGAACCGTAGATGCCTAGTGGATCTGATACACCGAAGCTGTAACGTTCACGTGATTTATAACGCACGTTACCTGTATCAAAGTCACCGTCCATGCTGTTTTGCAATGGTGTACGAACGAAGTGTTTCAAGCCGTTCGGTACATCAGTTGTCAAGAACCATGCGTTAGTAGCTGTCAAGAAGTGGTTAATTGTATAACCTTCTGGAATAGCGCCATTGTTCTTAATAGCATTTACATCGTTGTTGTTTGTACCAACACGCAATTCAGTTTCAAGCAAACGTGTTGCTACGAATTGAAGAGCTGGTGGAACAACCAATTTTTTAGGACGTGCTGCGATCAAGAGACCACGTTCATCAGTCCAACCTGCGATTTGAATAACAGCATTTTCCAATGATGTTTCGTTCAAGTCAGCCGGTGTTGATGGTGTGTTAGCGTTAGTACCACCGTTAACCAATGGGTGAGCTGTAGAAAACAAAGGTTGACCGTCACCGTAAGTGAAAGCACCATTGAAGCCGTTGTTAAGAACAGCTGCTGCTTTAACTTGTTTAGTGTAAGCCATAGCACGGGCCAAACCTTTAGTGTAACGTGCAGACAATGAGTCATACAAGTTATCTTCAATTGCTTCTTCAGTTAAGCTGAAACCAAGAGCAATTGTTTCGTGGTTGTATCGTGCTGTCCAAGCTTCTTGAGCATTGTCATAAGCGATGGCTGAGCCTTCGTTTTTAACAGGTGCTGCTGAGAAGCCTGAAAGCTTTGTTTCTTCTTCGAAGCTACGTTCTGATGTTTCAGTTTCGTAGATTTCACGGTGTTCTTCACCGTATCGGGCATATTCCAAACCAAACAAAGCGTTAAGGCCTGGTAATAGCTCTTTCAATAGTTGTGCACGTGAGATAGCCATATTAAATTACTCCTTAAGCTGCGTAGTAGTTATGGATACCGAAGTTAATTTTTACAAGAACTTCTGGGTATGATGTGAATACAACGGTTGATCCAGTAGGAATACTTACGTTCTTATCAGTAGTGATAGAAGTAGTACCTGTTGAATAACCACCTGAGTTAGCTACGAAAGCACCAGTTTGAACTAATTGACCGTTCAACAAGTATGCAACGTCAGCACCTTGAGGAATAGCAGCAGGAAGACCTGTGCCTGTCAATGTAATAGTTGTACCTGGAGTACTTGCGTTACCGCCAGTTGCAGAAACAGCAGTTGCTGTATCAGGAACTAGAGCCAATACACGGAATGGAAGACCTGTTGATGGTGTTGCTGTAGGAGCAACTAAACCGTTCAATGAATCACCGTTCAATGTGTTACCAGCTTGGTATGAACCAGCTAAGTTAAGACCAACGATAGCTTGTGAAGCTGAAGCTAAAACTGAACCACCGTTAGTTGTTACCATTGCAGCTTTGAATACTGTATCTGGATCTTCAACAATGAATGCTTGAATATCGCCAGCAGCTGTATTAGCTGGGTAGTATTGGCTGAATGTTTTTTGTTTTGTTACTGGATTAGTGAATGAGCAACCAGCAAATACACCAATGGTTTGTTTACCAGATGTAGATGAAGTTACTTGTGCTAATGTTACTAAGCCGTTCGTTACAGTTACAAAGTCACCAAAGAAGATATTGGTATTGTAGTTGTTTTGGATGGTGTATTGACGTGTACCACCAGCAAACACTTGACTACCAATAAGGTTCAGTGCTTTAAAACCATAAGGTGCGGAAATGACTGGATAAGCCATATTGTACTCCTAAGTTAAAAAAGTTTATTTGTTGCCAAATGTGACCGTTGATTTCTTCTCAGAGAAAAGAGGCATACGGGCATCGTTCTGACGCATGAAGCTATTATCAACTGCTTCGGCCTGTTGAGCTGTTTGGTTAGCTTCGTATTCCATACGTTGCTGTACCAACTCTTCAGGAGCCTTACATAACAATAAGCCACCAATCTCAATGCTGCCTTCAAAGCGGCTGCCTGGATCAGTTAATAGTTTAAATTTCGGTTGCTCTTCCACTGTCACCGGTTCCCAGCCTTCTCTCAATTTAGATGAGACATTGCGTGGGTCCGCATTATTCAGCATTGAAGTTCTAATCCAACGATAAGCATAGCCGGCTTGTTTATCTGGCTCTGGCAACAACTCTGGTGGACGCCAAGTTTTTGGACGTTCTGTTTGTTGACGGTTGCTTACTTCACGGGGAATTCTTGTATCAGCCATTTTGTGACTCCTGTACTTTCGTTAATTCCATAGCGTATTGCTCTGGGGTTAATTTGAATTTCTTAGCCAAAGCTAATTGCGTCTGCGTCAGTTTGATCTTTTTGGAGGATGTGGACCGTGTAGCAGGCGCTACTACCGTGTTGGATCTTTTTGGTGCAGAGTCTTTGGTCTCTACTGGTTGTTCGCCAGCAAATTTGTCTGGGAATCTTTTTCGCATTTCGGTATCAATAACATTCCAGTAATGATCAGAGCCTGGTGGGACTCCTTCTTTTTCTAGACGTCTATGAACACCCATTGCAAGAAAACTCATGTCCTCATCCGTGCCGTACCAGCTATTTTTATCTAGCCATGCTTGGGTTTTTGAGTCCAAGCGCTGAGCTTGCGTTTGAGGTTTTTGTATTTGTACACTATTTTCCCACTCTTGTAAAGTACTTTCATCAAATTGTGGTCTATATTGTTCAATTTGTTGCGCTTTCATCTGAGCACGTGTCAAATTCTCCTGTGCTTCAACTAAGCGATCAGAATCTCCAGAGTCATAAGCCTCTTTATATTCACGTTTAGCCATGTCAACTTCACGTGCAATACCATCTTTTGCAGTACTAACGTATGCTTTTTCGCCTTCAGTAAGCCGGCCTTGCAGTTCTTTAGTACGTTCTAATAGGGATTGCGCTACACGAACAGCTTCTTCTTGCTCACGGAAAGCTTGTTCTTTTGCTCTGCGTTCGTCATTAATTAGCTTTTTCATTTGCAATAGACGTTGTTTAGCTTCTTTAGAGTAAGACTCCAAGTCATCTTCATCAATGTCTTTTACAATTTCTTCAGGTAAAGGTTGAGCATGCTTACGATCTTCTTCCGGAGTATCGTCCTCAATTTCAATCTCAATATTATTTTCTACTAATTCGTCTTCGTTATCCATTTCATCTGGAAATTTGTAATTGTCAGCCATGATTTTCTCCTATGCTCTGCTAATGCCACGTGGATCTTGCACAATTGCTTCCACTGAATCATCATTAATTACACGGAATTCACGACCATGAATCTTTACACGTGTGCCGGTATTTGGTCTAGCCAAAATAAAGTCACCGACTTTGCACCAAGGGCCGTTAGGGAATCGTGCCTTGTCTTGATAACAATCAGGACCAAGCGCTACTACAAAAAATACTGTAGATAGTAACTCTTCAGTCTTAACTGCCATATCCGGCTTGATAATCCCAGACTCATATTCCTTTTCTACTTCTGGTAGTGCACAAAGGATACGATAACCTGTTGGTTCTGGTAGTTGTTTTGCTTTATCCTCATCGGCTTGAAGAGTTGGATCAGCAATCTGTCCTATTGGTTTTACTTCAAATACTTCACCAGGGTTTGATCCTGGCAGTATGATTTCACTCATCAGAGTTCTCCATATGTTTTAAAAGGTCTTGGGCATATCTTCGTGTGGAAAGAAGACCTGAGATCTTCCCACATATATTTTGGTATTCAGCATAGTCTTTGGCCATGCCTCTACCTAAATGATCCTGTAAGTTTGATACAGTTTCATCTATTTCTTTTAGAATCGCTTCTAAACCATTCATTTAGTTTCCTTTTTTGAGGGTTGGTTGTTCTGCATAGTCATTTGATCCATGTGTTTGGCTGCATCAATTGCCATGCGTGTCTTCTCTATTTGACGCTGTTGATTCATTTGCGCCTTTGCTTGGCCGGTAGTGTTGCCAATTTTCAAGCCTTCAATGCGTTCTTTGGACGCAATGTTGTTTTTGTCTGCTTGAACCTTAGCGCCAATCTGCATGCCAGCAATTTCTTTCTGCGCTGCAATACGTTGCTTCTCAACTTCAATTTGGTCAGCTTTAGCTGCAGCTTCAATCTGCATTTTCTTCATCTTAATATCAATTTCTTGCGCTTTAAGTTGAAGTTCTTTCATCTGCATCTGAACGATAGGATCATTTTGTGCTTGTTGAGCAGCTTGTGCAGCTTGTGCTGTTTGATTTTGGTTGAGTAGCTGTTGTGCAGCTGGCACTGCTGTACGTGTAATTTGAGCTTCCATCTCTGGACTCATCTTACTGTCATCTTCCATCTCTGGAATACTCATGCCCATCGCTTGTTCCATCTGACGCTTGTACTCTAAGCCTACGTGCTCTGTAATATGAGCCTGCATTGCAGCCATAATAGCCGGAGCTTGTGGGTTTTGACCGATCATTTGCTTGATTTTTGGATCATTCATGGCGGCCATATGGATTTGGATGTGGCCTTGATGGTCTTGGAATGGGAAAGCTTTAAGCGGTTGCATTTTTAATGCATTAACGTTCTCAGATACTGGGTCTAATGGCTTTTGCTCATCAGGCATCTTAACTAATTTGTCTGCATTCTTAATGCCAATTGCATCTAACATCTGACGATGTAGATATGGAAGGTTATAAAGCTGTGGAGCTGTCTGTGCAAGCTGTAAAACTGCTTGATATTGAACGACTTTTTGTGCCATTGTTGCTGCATTTGGGTCAGAAACAGGCACAATATTAATCATTTTGTAGTCAGATTTACGTGCTTTACGACTACCTGTAGCAGGGTCATATGAGTACTCATCTGGCGCATAATCAGCAATAATCTCCTTCAAAAGCTTCAATTCTTGCTTCATGGAGTAGTGAATACGTGCTTGAATCGCACTCATTGTCTTCAATTGACGCTCTAAAATAGCCAATGTGCTACCAACTGGAGAGTTAGCAGACATGTCAGACACTTGCAAATCACCGGCTGAAGCGAATCTACGTGCTTCATCAATGATTTTATCCATCAATCCAGCCAATACTTGGCTTGGTTCCTTGTATGGAAGGGGCATGATGTTGTCTTTCATGGCCCCAGAAGGTACATCTACATCCCTAAACTCACCTGGAGCGATAGGAGTATCGTCACCTTTGACTCTAAGTCCTCTAGTTTTAAACCCACCAGGTAGGTTGGAGAGTGAACCAGCATCAACCAGTTGTCGTAAGATAGAAGTTCCAGATTTAGCATAGGCACCTAAGATATGAATTAAACCAAAATCATAGAAACCAAAGCCGGGAATGTATCCGTACTTAACAAAGTGATCACGCTTTTGATGCGTTTTATCGCCTGGTCTCCAGTTCCTACGGATTGCAAGAACCATGCCAGTATTTTTCTCAATTGTTACTACATATGGTAAAGCCAAGCCTGTAGGCTCACCATCTTCACCTGTATGCTCATAGCCATCAAGGTCAAGATCAACATGCATCTCTAATAGTTTATAGCGGTCATCAGACGTAGCACGGAAGCCAAGCTTCTCCGCAATCTTCTTCTCTACTTCATCTAGCGTTGTATCTGGACTACCTAGATCTACGTCACGATAGAAGCCGGCTATTTGTAAACGTAATACTTCATTCTCCGTCTTACGCATCACATGCGTTACACGTGGTGCAGTCTCAATACGTGATGCACCATAAGGAACAACCACATCTTCTGCTGGGATATAAATAGATGTTTGGCGGTCTAATGCTGGGTCAACGTAAACCTTCTTAAAACCGTTACCTGATAATCCAGTACCCCAAAGCATGCGTTCATGTTCTGAACGGAACTCAACCATGCGGTCAGTAAGCTCATAGTTCATGTCACTAACGACACGATCCATTGCTTCTTTAGCTTCTTGTGTTTCTTTACCAATGATCTCACCTTTACATGGACCTGCAGCCGGAAAGGTATCCATAATAGTTTCAGATTGGAACTTAACTACAGCTTCAGCAAGAATAGGATGGTACACACCACAAGCACCTTCCCAAGGTTCGCTACGCTCTTCAATTTTTAAGCCAAGTAATTCAAGACCATCCACGTAAGTTTGAATCCAATCTCTACGTGAATCTACATCAGACTCATAGTCTCCAACTAAATCACCAGCAAGCTGGGTAAGAATAGACTCTGGAATGTATTCAGCAAGGTTGGCATCAAATGGCTCACCGTCAGCAACGGCTGGCTCATCTAACTCTACTTCATTTGGATCTATGATTTCAATTTCTATATCCGGCTGTTCAATGGCTCCAAGTCCTTGTGGGGCTGAATACAGTGCTTTATCTATTGACATTTTTAATTCCTAAATTGTGGTGTTGACTAATTTGCAATAATACAGTATATGCATGAGATTTAATAG